TAAACAGAGCATAAAGGCCACTCTTAGTCTGATCGTTCTCAGATCTCTTGTTTGGCCTTGAGTCCTCGTATAGCTTCTTGAAGTTTTCACCACCCTTGTCAAGTGCGTTTGATGTAGATCCCATCATACACTTTCCAATGATCTTTCTACCTAGACGCAAACATGTTTTTGTTACACGCCAGTTATTCAGAATATTATTTGGTTGTGACCACTTACCGCTTTCGTCATGTACCAACAGCTGTAGTTTTTCACCATCGTAGCTGTTGTCTGCGGTGTTCTTCCAGTCAATTGTGGTGTTAAGACCCTCCTCTGGCTCCTCCTCATCGTGCATCGTCTTAAAGTTCTTTGCAGTGATCTTGGATGAAGGTATTCTAAATGCCAGCTCAGTTCTTGGATTATCCATACCATCCTGAATAGGCTTGAAAAAAAATGGGTAATTCCTAAACGTAGGTACAACCTTATCCGTAAACATCGTCTTCGCATCTGGACCAGTCTTTGATAATATCCCTATACGTCCGTTGTGGATGTTTGTTCCGATGTTAACAATCTCACCGTCTGCCATGTACGAGAAACCAGAACGTCTGATCTTTAAGTACACCATGCCAAACGATCTTGGGTCAGCCTTGCAAGCCTCCCAGTAAATGTAAAGTATTCTGTTTGCCTCTCTGAAGTCTGGGAAACCAACGTCAATGCTGGACCACTGCAAGTACATATAATGACCACCAGTGATGTATGTCGAGATTCCGTTGTTCTTAAACCAGAAGCCATTATCTCTCCTGTCAAACTCAGCGTCAATGTAATCCACCCAGTTGCTTCTAAATTGAAGAGGCATCTTGTTCCACTGGAAGATTGACTTTATCTTTGATAGTGCTGATGGAAACTCAGCCCTTTCCCAGTGCTGCTCCTCTTTCTTTGCAGATCTGTTGTAAACCTTCTTAGGCTCATCTGGTAGTGCTACCTTTAAACCATTGATCTGATATATCTCACCAATGGTACCATCCTTAGATATAACCACAAGGTCATACTCAGAATTATACCCATACTGGTATATCTTCTTGGTATTACCCTTGATCCTATCCTTTTCTGGGATAACATCAATAATAGTGTACAGGGACTTACCCGTGTCTTTTTGCTCTTCGTTCAGCAAACCCACCTTTTCCAGTTTCATCCTTGTCTGTTTTATTTAGCAGTTCTTCTTCCGCCTCAACTCGATCAAGTATCTCAAACGCATCAAATATAGCCAGCTTCTTAGTGGCAGCAGCGTTCTTAAGCTTGTCAGCAGAAAGGTCTTCCTCCCCTCCAGAGATAATTCTCTCCTCAGCAACCTCTATCAAGTGCATCACTGCCTTTCGGCCAGCACTGATAATCTTTCTCTTTGTTTCATTTAACTCCATTCAGTTCTATGCAAACATTTTTAGAATACATTCTGTAGAGGGTAACTCCATCTATCTCAAACTCATACTCACTCTCTGGAGTAAAAGCAACCTTGTCACCGCTCTTTAGTCCTTTGTCAATAAGATCTTGGTTAGGGTATATAAGAGTTCCTCTTAGATACTCCTCATTACCTATCTTTGAAAGAATGTAGTTGTCCATTCTTTTCTCTGGCTTAACAAAGCAATACCGTGAGTGAGCCTTCCATTCCTTGTCTCTCTTGTATAGGTAGAACTGATCATCGTCAATCAAGAAAATGTTTTCAAATAGATATGATCTACCACTACGTTCGTTACCATTGACATCGTTGTAATATTTAAACACGTTATGATGAACGATCACAGTGTCTCCTGGCATAACATCTCCAGTATACCCGATTGGTGTAGCAAGAACCTTAGCGTGTCTATTAGATGCCTTATGATCTTCCTTAGAAGAGCTAGTTATAAAGTCTATACCTCCAATGCTCTTCACGTTATCATACCTAGAACCACCTAAAGGCTCTACAATAAAGTGAAATGGTGACCTCATTCAAAGTCTAAGTTAAACTCTAAAGTTGCTGGCATGTTCTCGTTAAAGGTCTTCCATAAGTAAATCTCGCCCTTACCTTCTTCACCGTGAATAACAAATATCTCAATGCGTCTGTTGACTTCTCTGATAAGATGTATTCTATAGGTGTCGTTAAATACAGGCTGACCTATAACGTAGTGCATAGAACTACCCTTGTAGTCTGCACCAATAGATACCTTACGAATTACCATTGGTCACCTCGCCTGTCTTAAGATCGATAACTGCATCATCTCCAAACTGAGCCTTAATAGCCTCCTCTTCTTCAGCGATCTTTTCGGATACCTTTGAAAGTTGAATAAAAAGTCCTTGCTTCTCAATCTCGATCTCAGCAATTCTTAGCTTAGCTGTTGCATAAGCTCTTCTCAGGTTGTGAATCTGTGTTAGTTGTGTTTGTTCGATTTGTGCCATTTGATTATAATTAAATACAAATATGAGTTTTTTTATCTAATATCGCAAATTAAAACAATTTTTTACTAATACCAATTTGATGCGTTTTGCTAAATGGTTGGTACTGGTAACTAAATAAATACTTGTTATCCAAATAAGAAACTAATGCGCTTGGCTCAATCAATGAATTAACTGCGGCACCAACATAAATACCCTTTGGCTTTTTGACTATTGTCTCTGTTTTTGTTTCAGTTATGGTGTTGGTTACCACAGGTATTTTATAATCGTTCGTAGCGGTCATTTTAAGCACCTCTCCGAGGACTTCTCCGCTTACCTTAGTACTTCCATACTCAAATGGAAATGTAGTCTCAAAACTATTAATTTGAGGCTTATAATCAACCAATACTGTGTCCCTTAAAACTTGAGTTTTTATTTCTTTTTTAGTGACATTAATAGTATCAATTTGATGAATGAATACAGTGTCAGTCCTAACCTCAGTTACAACTTCAAAAGTACTTTCCTGTTCTTCGTGCGGATAAATTATAATAGTAACAATACATCCGAAAATAAACCAAGCTAATACTTCTAGAATATTCTTATTCATTTTAAGCTTGTTCTAGAAGTGAATAGTACAGTTTAAACTTTGCAATTCGATCTGCTAAACCATGTGTTCCACCGTTAACTCTTTTAGTAACCGCAGTTACGGTATCGTCACCAGATCCTTTAGAACAAATGTCCCAAAGTTTGTTTTTATCAAAGAACCAGATTGCTGAATCCATAGGGTACTTTGTTGCTACTAGATCTGGGTTTGCAACACAGTCTTCTTTAATGAAATCAGAAAAAGCCTTGTAGTTGCTCTTACCTGTCAATTGGATATATCCCCTACCTCTAAACTTAAATCCTTCCTTTGAAGCCTCGTCACCGTTGCCCATTCTATTGGCGTACACTCGTGAACCAATTGCCTCACTTTTCCTTGCGTACTTCATAGCTGTAATATTATCCGCAAAGTACTTAGGGAATACCTTTCTAAGACCTTCAGCAGAATAATTTAGATTCTCAGTAACAAACTGAAAGTTACCTGACTCATGTGCAATTTGTGCCAGAAAGTGAGCAAGGTGCAAAGGGTTTTTAATGTCGTACTTATCTACAACCTGAAGCATGTAAGATGCTGCCGCCTTTGGTAGTTTTGGTGCTAGATTTGCTGTGTTCATTTTTTTTCAGTTGCGTATTTAACTCCCATAATTGTTCCTACTATCGAAAAGGCATTTGTCAACAATATGCCAAACATGTTAGACCAGGTAGATCCAATAATTTGAGTGTCTTTGCTTGTGTATATCGCAACAGCGTATAAACCTGTTGTAATTACACCTACACCCATAATTACTACCAATGCCACTTTAACTACCGTACTAATCAACTCTGACTGGCTCCGTTTAATCAAAACATCCAAGTCGTTTAATGCAGCATTTTTTTCTATCTCAATAGAGTTTTTTAATTTTTCAGATTTCTCTAACTCTTGTTCAAGATTTGCTTTTAATACTTCAATTTCTTTTTGGTGTTTTACCGTCTGAGTAATGTCAGAAGCAATCTTCATTATCTTGTATACCTTCCCAGTATCATCAATAATAGGGTTATACGTGGCTTGCAAGAATATAGTGCTTCCGTCTCTCTTCACCCTTTCAAATTCACCAGAGTAAAACTCACCCTTCCCAAGTGTGTCCCAAAACTTTCTGTATTCTTCAGAGTCTGCGTAACTAGGCTTAACAAATATACTGTGGTGTCTTCCGACAATCTTTGAAGACTGACCTGCCTTATATCCTACCGCCTCTAAAAAAATATCATTTACTCTTAGTATGTTGCCATCTAAATCAAAGTCAATAATCGCATTACTTCGATTAATTGCCTCTAATTTGCTGATCAACTCTTCTTTACTCAACGTCCGCATTATTATTTGTAGGCTTCTTAAATATCTTTTCAGCAGCACTAATTCCTAGCGCAGCAGCAGACAAAGCCGCTACTGAATATACTAATGCTTCAGAAGGCTCATTAACTGCATCGTGGTTAGCGTAAAGCGTGTAGCAAAGAGCAACAGCACTAAATACACCTACAAATCTTTTGCTTGACGCCTCTCCATTCTCAGAGAGAAAACCCTTTGACCAAATAAAAAACTGTTTCATTACTTCCTAAATATTTTGCGCCAGATATTTTTGACATCGTTTAAAAAAAACTCACTTTTTTTAATTTGCTCCCACAATTTTATTATCAAACCTAGAAACGTCAAAATTAAAATCAGGAATTTAAGGGTTTCATTCATGTTCATTACCGAGGTAACTGCCCCTATAACGCCTAAACCAAGTACTTGCTCAAATGGTGGAATATTACTCATTTACGTAATTGTTTTTGTCCCAAAAATAGTAATTTTTTGTGACATAAAAAGAAATCCCACCACAGCTTATGCTGAAGTGGGACTCTATTGCCCTAGTTAATATTGTGATATTATTTCAGGAACAGCTCAATAAATGTTGAGTATGACTCACTTGATTTAAAATCAAAGTCATCTATTGAAAAAGAAAAATCCTTGAATTCAATCTCTTCTTCAAAAAACTCAGATCTATCAGCATTATAATTCATAAATGCATCACTTTCAAAGAATTCTTTTGTTTGCTCTGGCTCTGTCTCTCCAAAGTGCTTTTTAAATAACTCCTTCTCAGATTCAGTAAGCTGTTCAATTTCTTTTTCAATTTCCTTGGAAAGTTTTGAAAGATGATACTTAGCCTTAAAGTGAATGTCTTGTACAAGTAGTCCCTTGTAAAAAACTTGTCCAGTTGTCCGATCAGACAACCCGTTTAGCTCTTGTCTTAAGAGCACGAGGTCTTTTAATTTTAGTTTCATAAAGATTAAATTTTTGACAAATATAACACTATTTTTTAAGCTGCACTAACTTCCTCAGTGGACTCAGGAGCTACATAGTCACCTGTGATGGTTAGGTTAAGCTGTTCTGCTACCCAGTCCCAAGCAAATTCATCTTGATTCCATTCTTGATAAGCTTCACCTGTCATGCTCAAGTTCCCTTGTGCCACTTGTGAGCCTACATTACCTTCTGCTGTTTCAGCTAGTAAAGAATAATAGAATGTTGCACTTGTTCCTAGTGTAACATTTACAGCGTAAGCGTTTAAGATTTTAGCTTCTACTGTTTGTCCGTTGTCCCAAATTTGGACGCTTTCAATTTGTTTCATGCGTTTTTTGTTTATTTTCCCAATACTTTTTTTGTGATATACTCATTGTTAATTTAATCTCATCTGACAGTTTAACTCCTTTTCTGTTAGACGTTTTACCCTTTTTGGCCATACTCATTTTAGCCTTAGTTTCATCTGATAGATTTTGTTTTGCTGCTTTCATTCTGGCTTTAGTCTCATCAGATATATTTTTCTTTGATAATTTTAACTTTTCTTTATGCTCTTCTGAAAGGGGTTTGCCTTTTTTTGCTAAACTTAATTTTGTTTTAGTTTCATCAGAAACAGTTCTTCCAATTCCAGCTAATGCAATTTTAGCTTTAGACTCTTCTGAATGCTTTCTTCCTTTAAAAGCAATCTTCATTCTTTGTCTTTCTTTTTCAGAAACAATTCTTCCAACTATTCCTTCACCTCCATTTGTTAAATTAACTAAAGGTCCTGTTCCTAAATCTGCTCTCCCATATTCTGAAATAAGCAACTGTTCTAATTCACAACAATCTTTCCAATTTTCAAGTATAGAAATTATCTCTACTTCATATCCTGCTTTTGCAACTACGTTTTTCCAAAATGGATTTCTGCTATATTTAGAATATGGTCTTCTTTTTGATTTTGCAATCCCAACGTAAAACACCTCATAAGTATCAAGCCTTCTATGTCTATAAACTATCATAAGACTGATTCGATTGTTTTCATTTTATTGTTTAATTGAAGGTTTAATCATACAGGACAAGTTTCTAAAGCGTTTGCAATTATAATCCAGTTAGACCCATTGGATTGAATCATTACAGAGCTATAATCACAATATCCTAATAGGTTATAAGTTGTAAGACCATTAATTGTCTGTGAACCATTACCATCTAAGGTGACAGACCTTGCCCCTAGATTGGTGTTATATTGGTAAATCACATAAATACGACCTGCACAAGTTGTTGCATCTGGAAGTGTTGCCGTTCTGTTGCTCGCACAATCAAATCCAACAGTGTAGTCCGTTTCAGTTAATGTATAGTTAGCAGTTTTGGTACTATGTGGAGTAGAAACTGAGCCTGAGAAGGTAGCTGCGCCTGTGGAGGCTAGGGTTAATGATGTACTTCCTGCATTTACAAATTGTGTAATATTTGGAGTGGTAGCATGACTTGCACCAAACACTCTAATGTAACTTTGCCCTCCAATATTAGATAATCCTAGACTACCAGAAGCATTACCTCCGTAAAGAAAAGGATTGGCGTTTGATAAAGTTAAATCACCTACGACATTTAATCCAAAATTAAAAGTTGATGCTCCTGATGATGGAATAACTAAATCTGCTGACGCTCCTGTTTGTAAAATTAGACTTCCACCTGACTCGTATATAAAGCTATTATCGGTAGCACCAATTGTCAAGGTATCTGTAATTTTAGCCGTACCTGTTACCTGCAACATCTGACCTGAGTTGGTGGAATTTCCAACCAACAAGTTTCCAAACCACCTGCCGAAGGTTGTAGATGTGTTGCCAAGCACAGTTGTGTTTGAGCCTAAGCCAATAGCAGAGTTACCTATTACGATTTGATTGGTTTGATTGTCTGCCGCTGCACGACTATCAACTCCAATAAAAATTGAGTTGTTTGCAATTGTAAGGTTTGTTCCTGCTCCAATAAATCTGCCTGCTCTAAATCCAATAAAACAATTATTGCTTCCTGTGGTATTATTTAAACCTGCATTTTGACCAAACGAAATGTTAGTTCCTCCTGTGGTGTTTGCTTGTCCTGAACCTTGTCCAAAGAAAGAGTTAGATGCACCTGTTGTATTAGCAACTCCTGAATTTTGACCAAAGAAAGAGTTGCTTGCTCCTGTTGTATTTGCTTGTCCTGAAGCTACACCAAAGAAAGAATTGTTTGATGCTGTGGTATTTGCAAATCCAGAAGCGTTTCCAAAAAAAGCATTGGAACTTCCTGTTGTATTATTTCCTCCAGAAGCTTGTCCAAAGAAATTATTGCTTCCTCCTGTTGTGTTTGCTGTTCCTGCGCTTGTACCAAAGAAAGAGTTATTTGCTCCTGTTGTATTATTTTGTCCTGCAATTGTACCGAAGAAAGAGTTATTTGCTCCTGTTGTGTTTGCTGCGCCTGAACTTGCACCAAAGAAAGCATTAGAGCCTCCTGTTATATTTGCTGTACCAGAACCGAAACCAAAGAAAGAATTTGAACCTCCTGTGGTGTTAACATTTCCTGCCCCTCTTCCAAAGAAAGAATTGCCTCCTCCTGTTGTATTATTTACTCCACAATCTCTTCCATAAAAAGAATTATTAGTTCCTATTGTATTATTTCTACCTGAGTTTAATCCAATAAAGGTGTTACTATCAAGACTACTTATTCTTATCTGATTAGTAACTGTCCCTGCACTATTGTTAAATGTAACTGATGCACTTGACCCAGAAATAGTGCGAATCGAAAGTACAATCGTTCCATTGAAGTCAGATGTTGGAGTAATTACCAAAGTTCCTGTTGTAGTCGCTCTTGGCCCAATAGTATTTGAAGCAGTTAATGCAGAAGATGTAAAGCCTCCAAAGTCAATGACAAACGAACCTGCCGTTCTTCCAGTTACTGTATAAGCAATCTGATAGAATGTATTTACCACCCCTGCAAGTGTACTCGTCAAGGTAGTAGTAGACCCTGCAACGTGAGTATATCCTGTTGCAAAGCTAGTCCCTGTCCAAGAAGCATCGCCTGTGCCTGTGGTTAGCAGTTCAGCACCTAGCTGCCCTGAGTCGGAAGCCGTAGTTCCTTGGATGGTTGATAAGCCGTTAAGCAAGGATGTGCCTGTAACCTGCAACATCTGCCCTGAGTTGGTTGATGAGCCTACAAGTAGGTTTCCAAACCACCGACCGAAGGTAGTGGAGGAGTTGCCGATTACTGTGGTGTTGCTGCCAAGACCGATGGCGGAGTGACCAATTACGATTTGGTTGGTTTGAGAGTTTGCGTTTGCTCTAGTATCTGCTCCTAAGAATACAGAATTTTCTGAAGATGTTAAAGCAGTAGTTCCATCTGCAATAAATCTGCCTGAGTTTCTACCAAATGCACTATTGGTATTACCTGTAGTGTTATTACTAAAAGAAAAATTTCCAACAGCCGTATTTGAAAGTCCTGTTGTATTTGAAACCATTGAATTTCTGCCTATTGCAGTACCTGCCGAACCTGTTGTATTTGCTACCAAAGCTGAAAATCCAATAACAGTGTTTCCGTCACCTGTTGTATTGTCTCTTAAAGCAGTTTGTCCTACCCTTGTATTGGTATTAACAGCACCTCCACCAATTCCAATGTTCACCCCATTCACCACCGCATCAGCAGTAGTGGTAAGCACCCCCTGCACCCTTGCAGTGCCGTTCACATCTAGGCGAAAGCCTGCGTCGGTGGTGGTGTTGATGCCTATATTGCCGTTATTTTGAACATAAATCCTATTAACATTTGCAGTATTTATTGTTAAAGCAGTTGAACTATTTAGTCCTAAAACTCCACTGCCTGCACCATCTGCCCATATTACTTTACCTGTTCCTGCATCTCCTGTATTTGTGTTCCTTAGCAGTAAATTTCCAATTCTGCCTGTACCTGAAACACGAATTGCTTCCTCTGTCGATAAAACATTAATACCTAACCTACCATTAGCATTATCCCAAAACAGGTTATTACTACCCGTCTGAGAACTAGTCCCATTCCAAAAGGCTACTTGACCGCTTGCACCTGTGCCTCCTACCTTGCCGTTGAAAGTTGTCCAATCAGCAGAAGATAAAGCACCTCTATTCGTAACTGAAGCGGTCGGCAAATTGAAAACGTGTGTAGCAACTGAACTGGAAATATTAAAGTCCGTTCCGCTAGTACCTGTAGTAAGATATTGGACCTGTTTAGTTAATCCATTGAGAGCAGTTATTCCTGTAGTAAAGGTTGTAATAATCTGAGACAGGTTACTATTCTCAGTGTGTAGCGTTATAGTTCTACCTGAATTGTTAACATATATTCTAATAGCAAGTCTATCAGTAATAGCCAACACAGTCTCAGGAACACCTAGTGATGAAAAGTAAGGGTTTACTGTAGTGCCTAAAGATATTAGCTCAGGATTTGTAGAATTGCTTGCAATCAAAGTAAATGTAGTGCCATCATACTTGTATAACTCTACATAGAATGTTGGACTTCCTCCTCCTGATGAAGCAGAGAAATAAAACTCAAGGTTCCAGTTTCCAGCTGGAATGATTCAGGGTCACCAGCATCAGTAATAAACTGAGCAATGTATCCATTTGTATTGATACTAAAGTCAGTACCTGCTCCAAATATTGGAACCTTATTCATCTCATAGTAAGTATTGCCAACAAATGTCCCTTGATTTACTGAGCCATTTAAGTAGTAAGATACAGAAGAGCCTCCGCCTCCTCCTCCACCTGGAAAGTCTCCAAGACTACCATCACCTCTAACATACTGCGCTGCTGTACCTGCACCTACAACAGTTAGTGTTCCAGATCCTGTAACAGGGCTATTCGATACAGTAAACGCAGATGGCATACTAAGCCCCACACTTGTAACAGTCCCTACATTCCATGTTCTATCTGCTGATAGATCAAAAGTAGTTCCATTAATAGTTAACTGACGAGTTCTGTAAGCATACCTGTTGTCACCCCAAGTAGTATCAAAAGCAATAGTAATGTCAGAAGATAAGTTACCTCCTCCAGTCAATCCAGTCCCTGCGTTTATAGATCTAGTCGTAGGGACATATTGGCTAGTATCAACAGAACCATCTGCTTTCAAAAACTGAGAAGAAGTGCCTCCAGCTTTAATAAATGAATTAGCTGTTATATTATTTGACCCAAGATTTACGTTAGCATTTGCACCTGTGTAAGGAACAAACTTATTGTCAGCCTCAGTCTTTGTATACGCATTAGTAATGCCATAACCACTTAATGTAGTAGGCGTACCTGTAATCTTTGACCAGTCTATCGAAGAGATAGAATCTCCTGAAATAAGACCAAACAATAGATTTCCAGCCGATCTCAAAAGCACATGACCGTCAGTGCTTGCCTGTATGTCAGCAGGATCTCCAGTACTATTAGCAGCACGTCCTATTACAGACGTTCCTACGCTGTCTCTGAGCTTTTCATTGCTCACAGCGTTGTTTGATATGGTTGAAGAAATGGACGTCTTACCGCTGCCCGTAACGTCTCCAGAGAGCGTTATAGTTTGGTTCTCCAAAAGGAATGGAGGAACGCCAGTTATTTTTGTAAATGCAAGGCTGTTAATCCAAGTAGGATTATCGTAAGCTTGAGAAAGTCTTGGATAAAAAGATTGATAGTCTGCCTCTAAAGCTAGAATAGCTCCAATCCTTCCAAAAACGCTAGTTACAGCGTCAGTGTTGTCTACCTTCTCCCAAATAACTCCATTAGATATAATCCAGTCACCTACTGCGTAATCTACGCCACCAAATACTCCAGCAGCAGAAACAACATAGTAGTGGCCTCTTTCTTCTGGAATTAACGGATTTAGTGTAGGAGTATTGGTAAACGCATTCCAAGTACCCATGTACTGAACCTGACCAATGATTGAATCGGGAATTTGAGACAAAGGAACTTTACCTCCAGAATCCAAAGATGCAACTCCATTAGGCTGACCTACAGAAGTCTTGTCAACCTTAAGATCCAATAAAATATCAATATCGTCTTCAAGGTCTGATATTGCCGTATTTACCTGTCCTAAAGTTGCGGACTCAGTAGTAAGAATAGCTGGAGGATGAATTATTCTCCTTAAACTAGATATAGACTGACCTAAGTCATTTGGAATAACAAAAATGTCACCATCTCCACCAATAACTCTAAGTGCGTCAGCACCTAAAACAGTACTATTTATTACAGCTCCATTAGAACTATAAAGACTTCCATTAACAGCAAGCTTGTAACCTAAAGAGTCTATACCACCAATTACAATATTTGACCCATGTTGAAAAATAACTGAGTCATCAATTGAAGTGGCAGATGTAAAAACAGGCAAATAACCTGTTGTACCTCCGCCAATAATTTGACCAGCAAATAGATCTAGTACGTTTATCCTAATGTTTTGATCATCAGTATAACCGACAATAAAGTTTAAATCCGTAGGATTGCTTACTAATAGAAAGTCTGAAAATCTCATCCGATGATTATTCCAATTACAATTACCATAGTGCTATAATGTTTAGAGCTGAGGTACCAGTAGCCCAAACTCTAAGAACCTGAACTGGAACAAATGTTCCACTCACAATTCCAGTAAAGGTTACTTCATCACCACCAGCGGTAGTAACTTTTAATGTTCCTCCAGTTCCAACATACAAAACACAGCCTTTGTTATCTAGACCATCTTGGTTTGCAATATTAGGAATATCAACAGTATTACTCGGTGTAACTGCGGCAGCTCTAGCCGCTTGTAATTTTTGTACTGCCATCTTCTTGTTGTTTAAAAGGAAATAACTCGTTTAACTTAGCTTTTCTAGCAGCACATCCACAATCTTTCTTTCTAGCAATTTTTTTTACTACATAAGAAATACCTGTGGAATCAACTACCTTCTCAATTACGTCTCCAAGCCCCTCCATAGTTAATTATTTTTTACTTTTACCAGCCTTAGAAAGAGCAATAGCAATAGCTTGCTTATTAGGCTTTCCAGCCTTAATCTCTTTTCTTATATTTTCACTAATCACTTTTTGTGACTTTCCAGATTTTAAAGGCATAACTAAATGTTTTGACAAATATACAACTTTTTACCTCTTCTTATTCTTATGAAGACCATGAGATGCATACTGTTTCCCAGATTTAGTTGCTTCCCTTTTCTCCATGTTGGCAGTAGCAAGCTTTGCTCTACCAGAAGGACTGCTCTTTAAAGTTGATATAGTCTTAGCAGGAGCATAAACCTCTCCAGTTTCCTTAGAGGGCTTACCACTAGCAGTTGTCCACTTTTGTTTGGTCCACCTATCTAAACTTTTCTGTGAAGCGGTCTTCGCAGCCATTACTTTTTCTTAGTGTTGTAACCAGCGTTTTTCTTGCTACCAATGCCACGCCCTTTTAGAACATCAGCCTTTGTGATCTTTCCGTCCTTATTCAAATCTGGAAATGATCCTTTTTTAGAATTATTTTTTGACATCATAACTTTTTTATTTATATCCTCCACCTTTTTTCTTATACTCACTAGCGAGCAACTGTGCCTTTCGAGCTGACCACTCTCCAGGATCGCCACCCTTACTTCCAGCCTTGATCTTTTCAAACAAAGCTTTCCTCATTGTTGGCTTGGTATAGTTACCAGCAGAGTTAACAGTAGATTTCTTTTTCATCACCATTTCACCTTATTAGCAACAGATTTACACATGTAAATAAAATCTTCTTGAGTATAGTGTTGCTTACACATGTTTACCATTTTATGAACCCACTGAACATTTCCTTTAACGTATCCGATATTGGAATCTATCCTATCTAAAGAAGCACTGTTTCCAGCAACATCCATAGCACTTATATCCCAACCAGTAAGAGAACACTTAAAATCTTGATCAATTAATAATTCTGCAATATAATCAAATGTAACGTCCCAATCTATTTTTCTCATTACAGCGTTAATCTCATATTTTTTTGCAAATGAAAGTCTTAAAACTTCTTTTGCCCATCCTTTATGAGAATTATTTTCTGGTCTTTTATTAGAACAAGCCTTACATTCTTTTCCTTCGTTAAAGGAAATTATAGCGTAATTTCTTCTTAAGTAAGATTGCTCTTCTCCGCATAATGGGCATGGTTTATACCATCTGCCATCATTACCTCTGTAAACCTCTTTTGGTAAATTTATAGGTAAAGGCATAAAGGCAATAATATACTCCATTTCGTTTTATTAGCCCACCACGCTGCTGACATTGGGCCTTTTGCAATATTTTTACTATGTCTTGCCTTAAAAGACGCTCTTTTCTTCTTCATCGTGTCAGACTCTCCAGTCTTTGGTTTGCCAGCAGTACTAGCTCCCTGCTCACCAAATCGGATAACTTTTTCCTTTCCAGCAGAGCAAGCTTTAACAATGTGTGATTTTTTAGGATGTGATGGTGTACTCTTTGGAGAGTTACACTTCATCTCACTTTTTCTTACCATAACCCATCGCTTCTTTGGTCTTCACCATAGTCATAGCTTCCAAAAGAGCTTCTGCAAGATCTTCTTTCATTTCGTTTGCCTTCTTGACCTGAATGCATTTCTCGATTCCAGTCATACTTCTTGTTGGTCTGTTCATAATTTTTTTTAGCTTTACTGCAAATATACGAATATGAATTCATTCAAAAGGAGAGCAAAAAGAGTTTGGGATAAAGAGAACATCCCAATCAGAAATATCAAGCGTCCTATATACGATAGAAGACACCCAGAGCATGACTATTTAAAGTACTGGAGGGTAATACGTTACTGGACACTGCGAAAGTACAACCTAAAAAGTCAGGACCTAGACATGCTCCTGTTCCTATACAGCGAGGGTTATTTTGATAACGAAAGATTTGAGGAGTACAACAACGTACTGAGCTGGGACATCGACAGGTTCAGAAGGCTCCTAGAGAATGGATGGATTCACGTCTGGCGTGAAAAGACATACAACTCTAGGGCCCTATATGAAATTACTGAGAAGGGTAGACGAGCAGTGAACGCAATGTACAAGAAGCTCAACCGTGAGGAGATCTCAATGGACCCTCACACTAACCCAATGTTCCTCAAGGACACTATCTACTCAGACAAGGTCATGAGAAACTTCATCAGAAAGATGAACCTGGAAATGAAGGAGG